AGAGGCAGACCCCAGGAAACCATTCTAGTGCAGAGTCCAGACCTGCCTTTTTTGCGTAAAGGTGATGCAGTTGAAATGGCTGCAGGTAACTTACTGGGTCGATTTTACGTGGAAGCGGTTTCTCATGTAGCGGAAAACCGTCAGATGACTATGACGTTAAGTCGGACGGATAGGATTGGATAAGATTGGAAGGCGGTGGGAATGTGTGAAAATTATCCATAATGGCAATTTAAAGAAAACCAAAATGCAATACCGTTTTGAATGCAGCAAATGCGGATGTGTGTTTGAATGTATGGAAGATGAAGTAAAAAAGGAATCTGGGAGATATAACGAAATATTGGTATTGCACGACTGCCCGACGTGCAGTGATAAAGTCTGTGGGAAGTCGAACGGCGGTGCCGATAGGATTGGGTAAGATATATTGTCGCGACTGGCGACACAATTGAGGAGGATGAAATGAGCCAAGAACTTAGCACAATTCAAAAGCGAGAAAAGTTAAATGTAGTGTATCGAATGGGCGATATCGGCCCTGGTGGTGCATATCATGAATATTATATTGACCCAATGATCTGCAATATTAAATTCCAAAAAGGCCCACGCAAAGAACTGGATTCCCAACATGGAGTAATTGACACTGACCTTCTCGAAATTGTTCGTGACAGATTGCAAAGTTTCCAAAAAGGCGACTATGCTACCCGAGAAAATGAGATTGCGCTGACCCATATAGAAGAGGCGTTGCTGTGGATGAACAAGCGTGTTGAAGACAGAATTGAAAGAAATGTCCTAGGGACATACGAGAAATAATTGGGGTGAACTATGGGAGAAGGTGCAAACCGTCTAGCAAGGGTACTTGACGGACGGATGAAACAGCACGATTATCAGCCGCCAATCTTGGACTTTGGAACAATACAGGACGATATGAGCCTGATAACGAATAAATTCCCACTGCCAATACCTTTCACAGACTATGTTATATGTCGCTCTGTATGTTACGACACAACAATCCCGCTAACTATGACCTGGTGGCGTGATGAGGGCTGGAATGGGCAAAGTGAACCTGTTGACTGGTGGGATCAAGACTGGACGAGAAACGGCCAACCCAGGGAGCACAGAGATAGATGGGGCGAATTGATAAGCCCAGGTGGTGAAACCTACTGGCAAGAGAAGCACGATGGTCATATGCATGGCTCAAAAGGCGAACATGATCATGAAGAAGATGAGGACGGCAAACATTACCATAACGTTTATCTTCCGCGTAAAATGTACCGTATTCAACCAGGAGACAGGGTACTTGTAGCTTGGGTGGGCGACGATGCTTGCGTGGTTGATATTGTTATGGCTGCAACGGAGATGATGTAATGCCTAACCTATTTCCAATATTTGAAATGCCGAGTGCTATCGCAGACACTGTCGCGGTTGATAGCCCTAGCTGGTATCCAGCCCCACTCTTTGATATCGAGCGGGGCGAATTTATTTCTGATGGTGCAAGACGGCCGCTTTACGGAGATGGTGTTCAGGGCTGGGTGCTTTGGTGTACTAAAACTGTTCTTACCCAACGTTGGGCACATCACGGATACAGCAGCAATGGAGGTATTGAGGCCGAGGAAGCTTTCTTACAGCCAACCCGCAAAGCTCAGGAAAGTGCATTTGAGCGCACTATAACCGAAGCACTTCTAGCAGACCCATACGGAAGGACAACGATGGTTAAAGACTTTATTTTCGAGTGGTTTAATGCAGACAGCTTGGGCATCACATTTAGGGTTTTCGGGGAAGGTGGGCAGTCGGCACTTTTAACTGTACCACTATCAAGATAGGGGGTTACATATGTCATTTCCGTATACACCACCAGATTTTTTACAGAACCAATCGATAGACGAAATCCACAGGCGCATGATGGATGCACTGCCTGATAACATAGACAAGAGCGAATTACAAATCCCTTGGGACTTTACGCGACCTGCTGCCATTGAAAAAGCTGAGTTCGTCGAATTCGAACTCAACGAAACAATTAAAATTATGTTCGTACACTGGGCTGAAGGCCGATGGTTGGACTTGCATGGGGAAACTTGGGGGCTAACGCGCCGACCAGCTAACCAAGCGTTCGGTTACCTCACAATAACAGCCAGATATGGGACGGTCATACCAGATGGTTTTCAGTTTGCTACTGTCTCAAACCTTACGGCCAGTGTGCTTTTCCAAGCGATGGGCGAATTTTCCTTTACTGATCCGGAGCTCGTTGATACTCCCAGGGAAATAACAATGCTTGTACCTACACAAGCAGTAGAGGGCGGACGCAGTGGGAATGTGCCACCAGATACAATAATGCTCATGGTAACGCCGGATACCAATATAAGCTATGTCACTAACGAGCAAGCGTTTACAGGTGGTACTGAAGCTGAAGAAGATGACGACTACCGGCAGCGCATACTTGACGCGATTAGATACGGGATAAGTTATACAGGACGTGACGCTGACTATGTCCGTTGGTCAAGAGAAATCCCAGCTGTTGGCAATGTTATGGTCGAACCTGAATGGGCAGGGCCTGGAACTGTTCGGGTTTTTATTATTGACGCTAACGGTGTTCCTGCTAATGATCAGATATTACAGGCTGTTTACCATCATATAATTCGAGATGATGACCGGATGCAGCGACTTGCACCAATAGGAGCGACGCTCACTGTGGTTGCGCCACAACCGCTACTTATACATATATCTGCAAATGTTCGGTTATTTCCTGGCCAAGATATACTCACAGTTCTGGAACGCTTCAAGAACAACCTTAACAGATATTGGCTTAGGGCAGCAACAGAACACCATACCAGGGATGTACAAAACCAGCTGGCTCAAAACTCGGTCAAATATGTATTTATTGGTGCAGAGTTAGCAGGAACTGATGGAATATACGACTATGAACATGATAGTTTACTGGTTAATGGTGGAACCGGGAATTTAATAATTGAAATCGGGATGTTTCCAGTAACAGGCACGGTGATACTCAATGTCGTCAGTTGACTTAAGGAACCTTGTAGAGAAGATAATCACAAGCCCTAGTGCTGCACTCATGAAAGATATGGTTACAAAGGGATTTTATAACCAATCATTCATAGGGCTGTGGCTCTTTGAGGTTATCGGGCGCGAATTTGATGATATGGCTAAATGGGCACGGGAACTCAGGTATGAAGCTTTTCCCCAAACCTGCACATGGAGCATAACAATATGGGAATTTATCAGCGATATAGAACCGGATGAGACCTTAACACTAGAGTTTAGGCGGCAACGCCTTCTAGCTAAACGATGGTCAAACCCACCGATTAACCCAGCACGAATTGAGGCGGTACTGTCAAACTTAACGGGATTTCCGGTGGAAATAACCGACCCTACGGGGCCATATACATTCCGAGTTGATGTTGACATTGACAAAGACATTCACGATTTTAGGGAAGCTTTGGCAATGCTACGGATGATAAAGCCCTCGCATCTTTCATTTGATTTCTTCAATCGGCTCATTGTCGATTATTTTGTTACTGACTACACAGCAGGAGCAATATCTGATTTTCTACGGGAAAGTTTTTTCAGTGAGGACTAGGAGGTGAGATCTAGAAAAACCAGAAACTAGACACTAGAAACTAGAAAAACCAAAAGGAGGTGAGGACTAGAGCTAGAAACAAGAAACTAGAAAATCGCGATCTAGTCTCTAGTTTCTAGTCTCTAGTCTCTAGATGGCAACTCCATACAATTTAGCATTAACAAATCGCGGAGCTGACTTAAGTGCGAAAATCGAGCAGGGAGATGGAACTATACCCCTCACTATAACGCGAATAGTCACGGGTTCTGGTACAAGTAGCGACCCGATAAACTTAAACCAAGTAATTAATATTGAACAGCAATTTCAAATCATGGATCGGCGCACATCTGGGGCAAGGACTATTATTGTTGCTCTAATAACGAATGAGAATTTAATTGATGGATATAGTCTTTACCAGATAGGGTTTTATGCTCTGGATCCTGATTTGGGTGAGATACTTTACAGGATAACGCAGTTTGAAAAACCGATCCCGGTTCCAGCTCCATCAGATAAAGGTTTTACTTATCAACCTACTTTCAACATAATAACTGGCAATGCTTCAGAGGTTATTGTGTATGTTGAAGTAGGTGCAGTCAACCGGATTGAAATCTGGGACAGTGTTGAGTATTCTGCACGTCATATCCCTTTGAATGGAACACGGACACATTATTACGTGATAAGACCAGTTCCGGACTATGTACCTGCTATTTCAGAGGTTGTACCCCCAGAGCCACCGGAACCTCCAGAACCCCCAGACCCACCGAC